TATGTTGATCAGGAATTTCGGAATGTTCAGTATCCAAGATATTAGGTTCTGGATGTGCCCAATCAATTGTAAATAAATATTCACCATGTATAAATTTTTTATCTTTACCTAAATATTTACAACGTTGTCCTATTAAAAAATCAAAAGTAGTAATAGAAGGATAATAACTAAATGAATTCCATAACTCAAGATCTTCGAGATCTGGAGATTCCATTTTTCCCTGATGCATAGTACCGCTGTTTCTTCCTTGAAGAAAAGCACTGATAGGAAGCCGCCAATATATTGCACCATTCGTAAGTAAAGCATGAAATAAGATCGCACGCCCTGGAATGCTTGCAATAGCAAAGACCACACAATCTTCAGTTTCGCCGTGATGTTTTCGTAAGTCATATAAATATTCTCTCCTTATTTTACAGTATATGGGTGGTATATTAGCATTTAAATAAGACATTGAATACTATTTTATTGATCCCCAACTATTTCCGCATTCATAATCAACTTTATTAGGTATTTCTAATTTAATAGCTGATTCCATAATTTCTACAATTTGTTTAGCTTGCTCACTATGTTCAACAGATACATCTAATTCATCATGTATTTGTATATGGGGTACAATTCCATTTTCACTTAATGCAATTATGGATAGTTTAGTCATGTCAGCTGCCGATCCTTGTATTAATCTATTTAATGCTTTGTATGTTCCAGCTCTTTTAATTCCAGGACCATATTCTTTTAATGCTTCAGCATGTGTTTTAGGAAATCCAGCACCAAATGTAGTTGGTTCCCAAAGATCAAAATGACAAACTCTTCCACCTAAAGTTCTAATTCTTCCAGATTCATCTGCTCTTCTTGATACTGCTTGCATTAATTGTTTTATAAAAGGTGCTTTAGCATGATATTGAGCAATCAATTTTTCAGCTGCTTCTTTCATTAAACCTAATTCAGCCATTAATTTATTTTTACCCATACCATACATTAATCCAAGATTAATTGTTTTAGCTTGAGATCTTTCTATACCAGCCATTTTAGCAACTGCACTATGAAAATCTGCTTCACCTGATTCATATGCTTGTGCAATTTCATTTATACCATCTAATCTTTGTAGTTTAGCATAATGAATTAATATTCTTGGTTCTTGTTGTGAGTAATCAAATACTCCCCACTTATGATTTTCTTCCGGAATAAATAAAGATCTAATTAATGGACCTAGTTCTTTATGTCTTACTGGTATCTGTTGTAAATTAGGATTAGACATTGAAAATCTTCCTGTAACAGTTCCACCTTGATCAGATCTAATTTGATTTATATCTGCATGAATTCTTCCTTTATGAGAATGTTTTACAATTGTATCTATAAAAGTTGTATGTGCTTTATTTATTTCTCTCGCATAAGAAATTCCTTGTGCAATTTCATTTGGATGATTTGATAAAAAGTTTTTTGTAAAACTAGGAGCTCCAGTTTTTTCTGTTCTATCGTAAGGTAATTTTAAATAATCAAATACTTTTGCAATAGATGCTGCAGCCCATAATTCTACAGAAACACCTGTTAAGTCTTTGATTTTATTGATTATTTTATTTTCCTTATCCATTAATTCTTTTTTAATTTTATCAGCTTTCTCAACATCAACTCTTACACCTTTAAATCTCATATCTACAAGACATGGAAATAATCTTGTCTCTGTATCAAATATAGTCCAAAGATCTTGATCAGATAATTCTATCTTCATTCTATGCCAAAGTTTTAAAGTTGATTCAGCATCTCTTTCAGCATACTGGCCAACAAACATAGATGGAAGTTTCCACATATCTTTTTTAGCATCTATTCCATATTCTTTTGCCGCTGCTTGTAACACAGCTTCATCTTTACCTATGCCAGCATATTCTTTTGCTAATGCGTCTAATCTAAAACTCCATCTATTTTCATTTACTAATGATGCAGCAATCATTGTATCTACAATTTTAGCTGGAGGGGTTATCCCTGATGATCTTAACCAACAGATATCATACATTGCATTATGAAATATGAATGTAGAGTCTTGTTTAAATAAATCTTGTAACCAATTTAAAACTAATTTTTTATCCATGTTGCCACCCCCTTCGTGTGCTATTGGATAATAAGCTGACCAACCTTCTACAGCTACAGAAATACCAACTATCTTACCACGACCAACCACGTTCCCCGATCCTAGCTCCGTTAAGTCCGGATCGCAGGTCTCTAAATCTATTGCTATTTCTTTATGACCACGTAAATCTTTTAGTTCTTCTGGAACCACCCATTCTGTTTGTGGTGTAAATAAAATTTGTTGAAACGTTCTCACTTATAATCTCTTTCTAATATCATTTCTAAATAATGAATTGCTTTTAATATATCTTCCTTCTTACCTTTTAATCTGTGTCTACATATATATTTAATTGCATTGCCTTCTGCAAAAGGTAAACCGTTTTCATTAATAAATACAGATGGTTGTATCTTCATTACTTTATAATGTTTACCACCTACTTGTCTAAAGAATGCTTTGTTTGTCATATGATATATGCTCTGTTAAAATCTCTTGGTTCTATTATGTGAAGTTCTTTTTTAGCTCTTGTGCAAGCAGTATAATATAATCTATGTAACTCATCTGGATCATATTCACTTTGTCTAATAGCTGCTGCTGTTAAATCTGTTAGGATACAAATATTATCTCTTTCTCCACCTTTGAATGAGTGGATTGTAGACATAAGAATTCTAGGGGTCTTATTTATCTTCTCTCCATTTGCTCTCATATTACGAATATAATTTTCTGTAATTGTATCAACACCTTCAAATGATTCATACCATACTTTATCCGTAAGTAAACCATGATTCTGTTTACAATCATTAATTGTGTATTTTTCTTCAGCTTTTAATGTTTTAGCATCTCTATATTTTTGTGCTACATAAGCTCCTAAATATTTATATATATTTTTAATTTGTAAATAATTTAAAGCCATACCATTTCTAAAATCTTCCCAATTGCTTAACGCTACTAACAATTCTAATTTAACGGAATTAAATCCTTTATATTGATAATACCAACCCTGAAGTTCACATAATTCTTTTACACCATCTAAAAAGTAATTAGCTGATGCAAGAACTGTCCATTCCCCTTTAGACATATCTAATTGAGCAATATCAGTATGATACCTTAAAATACCTGTTTCTTGTCTTGGTTTATAATCTTTTTCATATCTATTCTTAACTCTTGATATAATTCTTTGTGATAATTCATGTATAGGACCACCAGGAATACGATAAGATTGATTAAGCGTCCTGATCTCATCCACCTCATCCTTTAGCGCTATAAAGTGATCTACGTCGGCTCCAGCCCACTTAAAAATGGCTTGGTCATCATCACCTGCAATATAAGTATTTTCTGCTTTCTTCCATATAGATCTAACCATATCCCATTGTAAATGTGATAAATCTTGTGCTTCATCTATAAACAATACTTTAAATTTTGGTGATAGATCTCTTTCAATAAACTCATCTATTAAATCAGTGTAATCTTTTAATCCTTTTTCTTTCTTATATCTTTTTAATTCTTGATCTAATAAAAACAAAGTATCTCTCTCTATATCTAATAAATTATTTCTTGAATCATAACATTTCATTAGATCTATCTTCTTAATTCTAGCTGTACTTATAATAGTTAAGTATTCATTATCTGAATTAAATATACCATTCTCATCAGAATAAGATGCAGTCTTAATAGGTATATTACATTTAACCCCAAACTCTTGATAATCTTCACGACTCATCATTCTATCTTTAGTCATACTTAACATTTTAAAAGCTAAAGAATGAAGTGTTTTAAAATATATTAAATCATGTTCTATACTTAATCCAAATTTTTCAGAAGCTCTTGTCGCTGCTTCCTTCGCTGCCTTCTTTGTAAAAGAAAAATAACCTATCTCTTGTGGCCGTGTTCCATTCTTTATAAACTCATCAACCAAATTTAATAGTGTTGTAGTCTTTCCTGTTCCCGGTGGTCCTAGTATTATTGTTTTCATTAAAAATGTTCTTCATGATATTTAACTTGTGATATTGTTGGATCTATCTTCTTCATTGTTTTAATCTTAACTAATCTAGGTTCTTGACCTTTTATATTTTTTCTAGTTTCTTCTATAAAGATTCCTTGTTTTTTTAATTGCTTAATTAAATTACCAGTCTTTGCCTTGTCCATTTCCCAATGATTCTTTTTACAAAAATTATAAAAGTCTTCCATTCTAAAATATGTAAATTCTCTTTTATCATCTGTGTATGGAAGTTTATTAAGTATATCGTCCATAGTTCTTGCGTTCTGTCTATTCGTAGTCCAATCTTGTAGTAAAGATATAATTTGATTTAATG